AGAGTAACCAAGATTGTTCGCAGGTTACACGGAGCCAGAAGGCGGGCTGAAAGGTCGCAGTGTGGTTAAAACAGCTCCAGAGAACAATCAACGGTTATTCACCGGAGATGCTAGGTAACTGGCGTTTGCGTTGAATAACTAAAGGTAACTAAACATGGCTAAGAAAACTCGTAGGTCATACGCTGAGTTAGATAACATACTAGGGCGGCATTACGCTGACAATAATTTCTGTGCCTTGGTCGCTATTTGTATAGCTACTGATGCAAGCGTAGGTAAGGTTAAAAGATACGTAGAGAAGTTTGCTAAAACTTGGGAAGGTCGTAAGCGAGTACATCGCAGAGGCACACCGTTTGAGGTAATCAAAGCTAGCTTGAATCGCTTTGGTAAAGAACATGACCCAGACTGGAATAAGTACAGCCACTGTGGGTATACACTTAACAGAGTCCACAAGGAACTTGCACTAACGCACCCAAACGATACGTTTCACGTGTACGTAAGGGGTCACGTGTCCTGTATCCGCGAAGGTATACTTGAAGATTGGACTGCAAAGAAGCCTAGCAGACGCAAGGTGTCGCACGTTTTCAGGGTAATTGATAGGACTAGTTAATTTGTTTTATCGTGTCTATTGGTATACAGTAGGCATTATTAAACCAACTAAACCAAAAGGTAATAACGATGAAACTTAAGCAATTAGGAAGTAACATGACCGAGCTAGACTTGGGCGAGGTACAGGTATTTTTTAGCTACGAGACACCAGTAGCCGCACGAACTGATACGGGTGCATTGGTGCGTACATCAACCAAGTACAGCGTAACCACCACCAAGCACATCAATAAGTGGTTGCAGGGTTGTGATGCAGTGGAAGTACCGCAGTCAGTAATTAACACTTTAGTGGAGGTAGTATAATGAGCGAATCAGCAATTACACTGGGCAAAATACAAGTAGAGTTTGAGTGTTTATATGGCACTAAAGAAATGTTAAAACGACTAACTCAAAAAGATCGCACAAGTGAGTTATTGCGGATATGCAACCGCGAAAACATATCATTTAAAGGTTTTGAGTATTTAGAGCGCAAACTAATTTTGGTAGGAGTATAGTATTATGGATTTAAAAACAGCAGAGACTCAACTAGCGTTAATAACTCCGCAGATCATTAAGCTAGAAATTCAGGGAAAAACAGCCTACACTGACGCTAAATGCTCTGATTTGTGGAAAGAAGCGCGGGAGTTAACCAAGATAATAAAACTACTTAAACTCTAATAGGAGCATAAACAATGAGCAGGTCAATATTAATTGAGGTCAAGCAGAGCTATGGTCGGAAGGTTATCTATCCGGCCTGTAACAACGCTGAGACATTCGCGAGGCTGTCAGGGTGTAAGACCTTGACCGAACAAACGCTTGAGTTGATAGAGCAGTTAGGCTACACTATCGACACAATAACACCAGATTGGAGGGCTTAACTAATGAATAGCGCAAGACGTAAGCAGCTAGTGGCTGAACAAAAGCGAGAGTATCGTATAAAGTTCTTTACAGATGTGTTTGGATGGTGTACCATCGCATCATTAACTTATTTAATATGGCTTGGGTTTTTCTTTATGTTAGCTAATCCCTTGTCCACTTTGTTTAACTAGGAGTATATATTATGGGTAGGATTTGGAACGGTAGTTGTGAGGATTGGTTGCACGGTGATGAGCCACACGGCTTGGACTTGCCGGATGCAGATGATTATGCACCAATGGAACAATGGGAGATTGACGAGGCCATTGCGGATTTAATGGCAGACGCAGATAGACTAGGGAGATTAGATGACTAAACGTATCAAGCTAAAAGGGGGCGACGAGTACGATGCATTCTCTCGCGCCTCTCGTACCCTGCTACAATGGCGTAGTGGTGAAGTAAAGAAGATCAAACGCAAGCACAACAAACGAGTGCGACAGGAAAACAAAAGCGCAATGCGCGAGGATAATAGTTATGACTGATAAAGAATTTTTTGATTGGCTAGAGACATGTCCGTCTAAGGATTGGCATGTCATGGACGCAGACCCTTGTAGTGTGGAGATTAGATTCCCTATCAAGATGTTAAAAGATAAGGACAAGAGCAAGTTACGTGTGCTAAACTCCTGTAGTACGGAGCTGTGGATCACTGACGAGGAGCTTAAGGAGGCCAACAAGCAAGCACTGGAAATCTTTGATGAATTCTACGACAACATAGGTCATGGCGAGGAGACATGGACTGAGATTCAGGTAGGCGATAAGTTCTTTGACATCAACTGTTGGGACGAGGGTATAGGCTATGACTACCCGTCCAGAGAAGGGGCTGTACATTGCTCTATATATCCTACTGTTGAGCTAGATAATGGATACCGTTATTGTGAGGGCGATAAGTACTTGCGTTTGTTTACTGTGGATAAAACTTTAGGAGAAGAATAGTATGATGATATTTGGTAGAATGTTAAGTATAGAGCTGATCAACGGTTGCGGATTGTACCTTGAGTTTGCTGACAGCCGTGCCGTCTGGGTCTATAACAAGGACACGGACAACACTGAGGCCATGCCCTTTGAAGGCGTACTGCTACACTTGCCCTTCATCTTGGTCAGCTATGGTCGCGTGTACGAGGAGGTAGAGGTATGAGTAAAATCAAAGAGGAACTGCTAGGCTATGACTATGAGCCTAGTGATTGGATAGAACCACAAGCACATGTAATGGTTGACGAGTTGATTGAGTATCAGGTATACTGTATGACATTATCTGAACTGACACAGCGAGTCACTAAGCAGATGCGTGACGAGTATTATAGTAATTCATACACCGACATGGTGCAAAAGTACAGCGAGGTATTCCCTAATGAGTAGATGTAAAAGTTGCGATGTTATATTAAACGAATACGAACTAAAAAAGATTGACCATTTAACAGGACTACATCTTGACCTATGTAACGTCTGTGCCGCCCACTCTAATGAAGCATTAATGGAAAGTAGCGACACGCTTAATTATCTTTACACGGGTTTAGTTTCGGAGACTGAGGATATTGACTCGTTGAGGGTGGAGTAATCGCCTTTATCTTCAAGATAATAGACAGCCTTCTTAAGTAACTGGGGGCTGTCTTTAAAAAGACCTAGAGCAGTGTTACAATGATGACACAACAAACCTCTGACTTCTCCTGTGTCGTGGTTATGGTCAACAAACAGAGAGGTAGGAGAGGTAGCAGGAGATTCACAGATAAGGCAAGCGTTGTTCTGTTCTGCCATCATCTGATTGTAGTCATCTGTTGTTATGTTATACTTACGCTTGAGATCCCTCTCTCTTTTAATAAGAGGACAGGCTTTTGTATTTAACCCTTTAGCGTGACGTTCTCTTTGATAAGTGTTAGTGCAGGGTTTACATCTTGACTTGGGAATTGAAGCCTTACGAGCAGGACAGTGATAGTGCGTAAACTCAGTAAGAGGTTTAGATATGTTACATTTAATACAGGTTTTCATAAGTTATCTCCGACAAGATAATAGAAAAAGACCTACTAGCAGTGTCGGCTACGTTCGGCCTTTAAGGAAGGGCTTATGTATACACAAGTAAACATAAGTAAGACTTTAAGATTATACTTTAATGATTATCCTTTAAGTTATTATTTAAAGAATACTATATATTGTATCATACTTATCGTCAAAAGTCAATAACTAAACGTGACCAAATAGCTTAGACTGGTCATACTATACTAACAAGGGGCTTGACCTTACTAAGTAACTGGGTTATAATATATAAATACAGTAAAGGAAAACTTAAAAGAATTATCAAAGTATACTTAGGTATACTAGGTAGTAACCAAAGCGGCACGTTTAGTGTCATAACTTTAAATAGCAAGAGGCAGTAACTATGGCAGTAATAGAAGGTATATTAGCATTTGAAAACCTGAACGAACATGAGATTTTTCAGGGTCAAAGTACCGGCAAGTATTCAGTTGTCATTAGCTTAGACGATCAAACCGCAGAGCAGTTAGCAGGTATGGGTGTCAAGCTACGTGAGTACGAGGGTACTAAACAGCGTAAGTTCAGCACCAAGTATGATGTGCCTGTCTTAGACGCTGATGGCAATCCCTTTGCAGGACGCATTGGCCGTGGCTCCAAGGTACGTTTGTTGTGGGCAGAAGGTCAGCCCCACCCTGTACATGGAACGTCTACCTACCTGAATAAGGTCAAGGTTCTGGAGGTTGCAGAGCAGGAAGGAGGCGAGGACTTTTAATGGCAGTTGAATCTACCTTTGTCCGACATGAGCCATGCCCTGCGTGTGGCTCTAAGGATAACTTGGCTAGATACTCTGATGGGCATGCCGTCTGTTTCTCAGGCGGCTGTTCACATTACGAGAGAGGTGACGGTCAGGTTATAAGCATTCAACAGAAACCTAAGAGGTCGTTAGAGATGACAGGAGTAGTAGCGGCAATCCCTGATAGACGTATCAATGAAGCCACAGCAAAACGCTATGGTGTTACAGTTGAGTACGGCACTGATGGGCAGATTGTCAAGCATCACTACCCGTACCATGACAAGGATACAGGTGCGGTGATAGGTACTAAGGTACGAGCAGTAGAAACTAAAAACTTTTATGCAACAGGAGGCTTTGATAATGCGGGGTTGTTTGGTCAACAGGCGTTCAAGAGTGGCGGTAAATACATTACGATCACAGAGGGCGAGGCTGATGCACTGGCAGTCAACGAGATGTTTGACGGGAAGTGGCCAGTCGTATCCATCAGATCAGGTGCGGCAGGAGCAAGCAAAGACATCAAAGCAAACCTTGAGTGGCTAGAAACTTTTGATAATGTGGTCATCTGTTTCGACAGTGACAAGGCAGGACAGGAGGCGGCACGTTCGGTGCTTGATCTGTTCACCCCCAACAAGGCAAAGAATCTTGAGCTATCCATGAAGGATGCAGGTGATATGCTCAAGGCACGTAAGGTGCAGGACTTTGTTAAGGAGTGGTGGAACGCTAAGTCATATCGCCCTGATGGTATCGTTGCGGGTAATGAGACATGGGACATGATCATCAAGCAGTCTGATGTCAAGTCCATTGACTACCCTTGGGCGTGTCTCAATGAGTACACACATGGATTCCGTAAGCAGGAGCTAGTGACTATTACTTCAGGTTCAGGCATGGGTAAATCACAGATTGTCAGGGAGCTTGAGCATTACCTGCTAGGAGCTACGGAAGATAACATAGGTATCCTTGCCTTGGAGGAGGATATCCCCAAGACAGCATTAGGCATTATGTCTATTGAGGCTAACAAGCAGCTACACTTGGACAAGTCTGTCTCTCAGGAAGAGAAGAAGGGATACTGGGACAACACGTTAGGGTCAGGACGTATCTTTATGTTTGACCACTGGGGCAGTACCAATGAGGATAACTTGCTAGGACGCATACGCTACATGGCTAAAGGACTAGACTGCAAGTGGATTATCCTTGACCATCTCAGCATCGTAGTGTCAGACCAAGAGACAGGTGACGAGCGTAAGGCTATCGACAGCATCATGACCAATCTCCGTAAGCTAGTTCAGGAGACAGGCGTAGGGTTGTTCCTTGTGTCTCACCTACGTAGACCAAGCGGTGCTAAGGCGCACGAGGATGGCGGTAAGATTTCTTTGGGAGAACTCAGAGGATCAGCGGCAATCGCGCAACTTAGCGACATAGTTCTGGGGTTAGAGCGAGATCAGCAACACGCTGACCCTGAGATACGTAACACCACCTGTGTACGTGTGCTGAAGAATAGGTTTGTTGGACTCACTGGCCCTGCTTGTTACCTGTATTATGACAAGGAGTCTGGGCGTATGATTGAGACTAACTGTCCAGTACCTGACGATAAAGCGGAGTTCTAGTAGTGGATAAGATTGTATTCGACATTGAAGCTAATGGCTTGAAGCCCGACAGAGTGTGGGTAATCATTGCCTATCACATGGGGTTGGAGGAATACTTTGAGTTCTCTGGTTTTACTTTGTACGATTTCAATCAGTGGTTACTAGATCAAGGAGAGTGCGAGATCATAGGTCACAACATAATTGACTATGACATACCTGTTCTTGAGAAGATACTAGGCACAGACTTCAGCAAATGTAAAGTCACAGATACGCTAGTCATGTCACGGTTAGCTAACCCACAGCGTGAAGGCGGTCACTCGCTAGATAACTGGGGTACTGTATTAGGACAACCAAAAGGAGAACATAATGATTGGGATAATTTTTCGCAGGATATGGTGGACTACTGTCGCCAAGATGTGCGAGTTAATAAACTGGTGTACCAGAAACTCCTCACTGAGCTTACTGGTTTTGGAAGCGAAAGCATCGAGCTTGAGCATAGAGTACAAGATATTATATGTGGACAGATTAAAACAGGATGGACGCTAGACCAAGAGAAAGCGTTCTTATTATTAGCAGAACTAAAGGAGAAGAAGTATGAACTTGAAGATGAAGTGTTACAGACTTTCAAACCGTTACCAACATTTGTCAAAGAGATTACCCCCAAGACTAAGAAAGATGGTACGTATTCGGTTGTTGGGCTTAAATTTCTAGGCGATCAATGGACTACCGCAGTCGCTCCCTTCAGCCGTATAGACTACCCTGTGTTTAACTTGGGTTCTCGACAGCAGATAGGACGATACCTACAATACTTTGGGTGGAAGCCCAAGCAGTTCACTGAGACAGGACAGCCTATCGTAGACGAGGCAGTGCTAAGTAAGGTGCAAGGTATACCGGAGGCATCCCTGATTGGCGAGTACCTGATGATACAGAAGCGTGTAGCACAGGTTCAGAGTTGGTTAGATGCAGTCGAGGACGATGGTAGAGTACATGGGTACGTCAATGCGTGTGGTGCTGTGACAGGCCGTATGACGCACTCTAGTCCCAACATGGGTCAAGTACCGGCAGTCTATTCACCCTATGGCAGAGAGTGTCGTGATGTGTGGACAGTACCGGAGGGATATAAACTTGTGGGCTGTGACGCTAGTGGTTTAGAGTTGCGTATGCTTGCCCATTACATGAATGACGAGGACTACACTAATGAAATTCTCAATGGAGATATTCACACGGCAAACCAGTTGGCTTCGGGCGTTGACACTAGAGATCAAGCAAAGACTTTTATATACGCTTTCCTTTATGGAGCAGGAGACGCCAAGGTCGGAAGTATCGTTGGAGGAACTAAGCGTGATGGTGCAAGACTTAAGGAAAAGTTCCTGTCAAATACGCCTTCTCTTAGAGACTTACGAGAGCGAGTTGGAGTGGCGGCTACAAGAGGCTATGTTCTTGGCTTGGATAGAAGACGGGTGTCAATACGATCCGAACACGCTGCATTGAACAGTCTATTGCAGTCAGCAGGAGCCGTAGTGATGAAGAAAGCCTTGTGTTTGTTGCAAGAGTATGCTACAATATGGGGTATAAAGTTTAACATTATAGGAAACATACATGATGAAATCCAGACAGAGGTCGAGCAAGAGAAAGCAGAGGTTTTCGGACGGTTGGCAGTCAGTTGTATTGAAGCCGCAGGACTCCACTACAAACTCAACTGTCCACTTACAGGAGATTACAAAGTCGGAACCAGTTGGGCAGATACCCACTGACAAGTACTGCATCAGTTGTGGGACGAACTTAAATGAAGAGAACTGGTGGCCTTCATTCGTAGGCAAGAAGCATTACAAATGTATCTCTTGTTATGACATGAGGCGTATTGAAAACAAGATTAAGAAAGGAGAGAAGCTACCACCTAAGATGCTTGCCAAGCTGTACGACAAGCAGACCAAGGATGTTTACGATCAGGTAAAGGAAGGCTCAGTGTACGTCATGGGTAATCCGGTGTGGCCTGATTGGGTCAAGGTAGGCATGGCTGTAGACGCAGAGGATAGGCTGAACAGTTATCAAACCAGTTGCCCTTTCCGCGATTATATGTTATACTATAGTTATAAAGCAAAGGATAGACGTAAAGCAGAGTCTGAAGCACACAGCAAACTAGATGAAAAGTTTGAGCGTAGAAAAGAGTGGTTCAGATGTACACCACAGGAAGCAATTGAGGTACTGACATGAAGACAACGGACAATGTAGTACAGGACATCTACGCATTGATGGAAAGCAA